TAATTTATAAATCATGGATAAATTGTCACTATTTTCACTAGGAATTTGATTTGAGAACTTAGGTGTTGATTTATTGACAATAAGACGTATAGTAGTTAAATTCGGCGCATCTCCTATAAGTTGGGACGACCGTTTATACATAGGGGTCTCTTCTTGAAGAAAATGAATAGAAATTCCATTTTGCAGTGTAGTTGTGTTCTTTTTGAATATAATACGATTTCCAATTATTTCTATGTATTCATTACTTTTAGTAAATGCTCTTGGAAGGTCGACGCTTAAATAATAAATAATATCACTGTAATCAATTTCACCGGTTTGTATATTTCTACGCGTAGTTGTAGCAAATTGAGAAAAACTTAAGTCAATATGTCCATTTACCCACTCACATATAATATTTCCACTTGCATCTGGTATTGAATTTGTTCTAGTATGTCCAATACCTGTAAAGCGATTAAGGCTGATATCGGTATCTGTTTTTGTAATTGTAATTGGAACTAAAATTTCTTTTTCAGAAAAAGATGTCAGAGTGCCAGGTGTTGTCTCTGCTTGTTTTATTTCCATTCGAAATGATATCGAGTTTTGCCCATATGTATATTTGCCAGCGGTATCATAAATACCGTTGATAATGAGCATGTTTCGATAGGGAAGTCGAATATTCGCTGCATCTTCGTTACGTTTATATAAACCACTTGAATTTGGCGTATTTGCTGCTGGACCAGATGATGGTTGTGGAATAACATAATAGTCCTTCTCTAATCGTATAACCGATATAGCATGGTTATTTGTTGGAAATGAAAATGTAATCGGACTAGATGGATAATTGTTATCCGAAGATATATTGATAAGTGGAATAACTCCGATAAGTGTATTTCGTTGATTTAAAACTATTGATGATACATCCGTATCACGATAACCAGCACCGGGTTGTGTGCTAGGATAAGTAAATGTTCCTGGTATAAGTGTAAATGTAGTTTTATAATTCAAAGAATAAACGTTATACCTACCACCGCCTTCCTCAAAATAAACATCACCATCTGGAGTATCTTGTTTCAAATTTGGCGTCCAAGTAGGTTGAGGTGGTCCGCCAGGCATTATATTTTTTTACACTACTAGTATTGCTGATATGTGAGCGTAAAAAAATATTACCGCATGTACCAATTATTTGATAGATATGTACCGACATTCTTTGTAGATGATGTATCGCCACTCGAAGTAACCATCTTCATCTTTGGGCCTTCATCCACGATGCTCTTAATTTTGTTTGAACCAATCGAATAGTTGAAATACTGTATAGTAGAAATATAACCACTAAAACGGTCACTCGCCTTATCCTCACCAATATTCACTTTTCCATAATTTTGTATTGGGATACCAGCAGTCTTTCTGCGCTGTGTAAGACGTCCGTTGATATATAAATCAATTACGTTATTCGTAACACGTATTACCGCATTTACCCATTTTTTGATGGGTATATCTGTGGCAATAAGCCTCTCGTGTAGATTTCGCCGTTGGTCGGCTGTATTATCACTTTTTCCACTGACATCTACAACCGCAAGTAGAGAAACATTTACACCCTTATCTGAACGGTCCGGATTGGTTTCAGTAACAATATCTGTAAAGCGAATATACATACCGGGTGCATTATTTGGGTAATACAACCCGTCGTCGGCATGTTTTGTTCCTTCTCCGCCTTTGCTAAAGATTCTTGAATATTTATCTTTTTTTAGTGGAACCTGGTTAATATAAAACCATGCCGACCATGTGTATTCTAAACCGCCATCTTCATTCATAGATCGTGCAATAAAAATAGAGTCCGGTTTCGATGGGTCCTGTGATACATTTATCGCCATATCTTCTGTATTTGCAGTTCCATCTAATACATAAGGCGACATACTCGGAAGCATTAGATAAGACAATCCTACAATCGAAAGCTTAATTGCGACAGAAAACACGATAAACACCATTAAAATAAATGCAAATTTCGCGACGAGACTATTTGATTCCATAAAATCTCGTACTCCAAAACCGCTGCTAGAAGATGAAATACCTGCATCACTTGGTTTCGAAAAACTTGATGTTATTCCTTTTAAAAAACCTCCTTCGCTGCCACTGTCACTCATATTTTGTTATTATTATTGGTTACTAATATAATCGAATAAAAAAACAATATATTCATACTACATTTGAAAGTATTGTTTGAACCGTTTATCTAATCAATTACAATGACATTGACATAGAAAATTTCTGCATAATTATGTGCTGACACTTGCCTGTTCTTGGTTATCCACAATGAAGCTCAACTTAACTTTATATTTATTGAGAAGGTCGCTCCAAGGGCTTCCGCCAAATCCTTGCGAATAAATATCCCATGCTTCTTGAGGCGCGATTGGTGCTGCTTTCAATTTGACGTTTGTTATAAATCCCACGTCTTCTTTTGGACCATCATCTCCTAAAATAATACTTTGAGTTTCTTGAATACGCGACCCTAAATTCACGACGCACGATTTTACCAATTTACCATCTACATATACATCCATGGCAGAACCATTGAAACTAATGATAAGATTAACCCATTTCTGCAGAGGGAATTCTGTGACTTCACAGAGACCGTCGCAACCTTCGCCTTCACCCGACCTTGGACAAATCTGTATTGTATTCGTATTATTTTTAAATAATACACGTAATATGGTATTGCCACTACTAGATGATGTTCCTGAATGAAATGTAACTACATTTGCGCCACCTACCCACTTCTTAATGTAAAACCAAATCGAGATTGCACTATTGGCTTTAAAAGTACTTGGTAAATTTGAACTTTGTAATGTCGTTTTATTCGTCCATTTTTGCATCGTTCCTAAAGTGCTATACGTTGTAGTTAATGCTTTGAAAATAACATACAACAGTAAAAGAATTACGATTACTGCTAGAACTAATTTTGAATTCATCTTCGTATAATTATTGTATATATAATAATACGATATATTCATTTTCATTATTACAGAAATGATGCATATTAGGTCAAATAAACATCTGTAGAACCGGCTTTCTTCACTTCATCCTCGATAGTACTCATTCCAATCATTGGGGGATTTTGCGATTTTAACATATTATACGTCCATCTCATTTGTTCTTTGGTTAAAGGAACCTTGTGAAACGCAAAATTACATATTGAACCATTTAAACCTTTGTTATCCTTTGTATCACCAATCGTAATTGGTTTCATGACAATATCTGGCATAATAAAATCACTTTGAATTACAAGGTGGTTATTTAAAAAGAAATCCATCGTTTTTCCGTTGTAATTTACGACAAAATAATTCCATTTTTGAAGAAGCACCGAAACATCGAGTTCATCATCATTATCAAACAATACTCTAATCTGGTTCTGTTTGTCTTTTGTTTTACCCGAAACAATTGTATTGTAGTTATTCTTTGAGTTATATATTAATTGAGACGTTAGGTTTGGATTACCAGACATATCTAATGTTTTGCAAAATAACTTGAGTTCAGTTGTGGATTTATTATAGGTTAATGTTGGAACATCGCCGAAATTGAATATTTCTAAATCAATATTTGTAGAAGTAGTATTGTTATTCAAGAAAAACCAACCAGAGATAGAGTAGTTATAACGCTTCTTTTCTTCCGCCGGGCAATTTGCAGCTTTATCTTCAGGAGTACGGTCAATACCGGTATTATGGTAGATAAATATTTGCGGGCTTTGAGTGTTTAAATTTGTATCGTATTTTTGTTTTAATGAAACAGGTGCTGCCACGATTTGCGATGCTGATGCACCGATGTAGTTCAAGAGATAAGGACCGCCATACAAAATCGCAATAAGAAGCAATTCGATTGCGATAATAATCCATATTGGGCGTGTTGTATCACCAACTGCGCTTTGCGACGATTGAAGAAAGTCAAGAAACAAACAAGGAATATAAATGATGCATAACCATAACATTTTAAGCAGTTTTAATCCGATGATTGATTTTGTGAGATGAAATATAAACATGGCGAGTATCAATACAACCATCACCCCATGCTGTTTATAATATGCAAGCGCACATAAAACGATAAAGAAAATTGTATTAATGATGAAACGGATATTTGTGAAGATATCACTAATCGACGAACGATTTTCAGCATCGTCCGATTTAGTTTTACGGTTTAATGTATCGATAAATTCTAGACCATAATGAAAGAATAATATGGCTATACCTAGAACAGTCATTCCAGTAATTGACATTCGATTTTTGTCATCTTTCTCTCGGTCATAAATCCAAACGATTATCATTAATATAACATATACGATATGTGTTGCGCCAAATGCAAGTTGGCGCAGCGGGTTTGTTGCATCTTCTGTTTTGAAGTCATCAAATAGATAATTTTCTGGCGTCTTCGTATTGGCTTTCGTAAATTTATCTCGAAGATAAGCCACAATACCGGCAATACCGACAATTGCTATAATTACATATATTGTATGTGCAGTTGGCGAATTCATTTGTGTGACAAATCCACCTGATGCAGTACTATCCGTTTCAGCGCCTTTATTTACAAAATCGGCATCAATCTTATAAACATAATAAACAACCGCGAGAATAAGTATAACAAAAGAAATAATGAGTAATATTACTTTAATCAGTTGTCCAACTGCACTAACCTTAGTCTCATTTATTTCGATAGGATTAATATTATCTGGAATTCCGGCAGTAGGGAGTGATGATACATCAGATGGTTTTGGATTATCGCCGATTGGAAACATACGAAGGTCGGTAGTTTCTGAATTCCATTCCCAGAATTTTAATGTATTCAAGGCTTTATCACGCTTATCAATAAAGTCAGGTATTCCTGTAAAAGATGCCAAACTATAAATACCTGCACGGAATAACACCGCAAAAAGTAAAGGAACTAAATATACTGTTGTTAAAAATTGGCGTAATAATATTTTAACCAAATTTTCTTTTTCAAAATTTGTATGTAATCCATCCTCATTAATTATATTAAAGAATGTTGGCATAGTGCAAATAGCTAAAAGAACTACAAATGCAATTGCCCATCCCCAATTATCAGGAACAATCGGTAATGAAGTGTCATTTTTTCTTGTTTCTATTGTTTCTATTAAATATTTCCACCACCATGATAGACCAATTGAAAATACGGCAATAAACCCAATAAAAGCTAATATGTAATTTAATACACTCGGTTCGTCAATCTTATTAAACTGCCATACTTGAACCGACTCAGCAAATGTAAGAATAGAATCAAGACCCCCAATATTTAATTCTTTCACAATCGGAAGCAGTAAAATAGCGCATAATAAAAGACCGACAATAAGTACAATAAAAAATGTATCGATGAGTTCTTTTACACGAGGAAACATATCTCCTGAAAATGTATCGGCAATCCAGTCACTTGTTTTGTACGATGTTGTCACATTTGTGAAAAGAACAGATATCCACATGACGACCATAATAACTGATAAAAATGGAATGAATGAAAACCATTTTGAAAGACGGACAGCAGTGCTATCGACGTCATCTTTATTATCAGTTAATACTTTATCCCAATCGTTCGATAACATTTTATCATTTTTGATTTTTGATTGGTAATCATTCAGTGGCGGCGGCGGCGGCGGAAACGGCGGCAGCGGCGGCGGACACTCTCCATTTAATGTGTATAATAATAAATCATTGAACGACAACTCTGGTATATTTGCACATTCTGCCATTTTCAAACGGACATTATAGCATATTAGAATAAATATTGCAATAAACACAGAAAGAAATGAAAAGGTCCCCAATATTGCATGAGCTGGTTGTTGGGATTTCTTTTTATCTTCATTTAATCTATCTTGTATTGCATTTGTAATTTCATTCTGTGTAGGAATATTTGGGTTTTTTTGTTTCAATTCTTTAATCGCTTCTGTGCGTAACTGTTCATAATAACCACTATTTGAAAAGCCGCTGTCTTTATTTAAAATATCAGCAGCTTTGGGTTCTTTTAAATTTTGTGCTGCAAATATACCCCACGATATAAATGTCCAAATACATAATAGAAGACATAATCCTATCATCATACCCCTATGAACCGTATATTGTTTTACTTGTCCAAATAAAATAACCATAAATACAAACGATGCAATAAGCCATATGATACCATGCACTAAGAACGATTTTTCCCCGTATTTAGAAATGCTTACGCCACTTTCTTTATTAAATCCAGGCCCGCTTTGACTAGCAGAAAGAAATATAGCACTAGGTGAAAAAACTAAACCAAGTATTACAATAAAATATATAATGAATGATGGGTTCCACACATCTTTAAATAGACCAGAAACCTTATTCGTGTTTCTCCACAAGAAATAGCCAAAAACTATAAAAAATGCAATTTGAAAAAATATTCCAATTCCAAGCATCCAATCCGCGCTAGTATTTGCAATACTTTTTTTGTATTCATCTGATTGAACTGTGTCGCCGCTCAACTTATCATCTATATCCGTTTTAATTTCGTTACCGCGAATAACGATAGGAATACCAATTGTAATACAAAGTATAAGAAGAGGAATGAGTTTGCTTGTTGGAAAATCTTTTAATTTATCAATCCCAGTATATTTTAATACTGAAAGAAGAAGTATGATAAATGCAACCGCCAACATAATTCCGCCAACAGTCATTAATCCGACGGACGGATTATAACTAGTCGTTTGTCCTGAAACATGAATACTAGCAAAACCAAGACTAATACCAAGACCAAATATGATAATAGGTATGCCGACACGAAGAACAGTTTCAAAAGTACTTGTTCCGGATAGCTTAAATACCATATTGGGTGGAGAAGGTAAAAATGTTTCCGCAGTAATATCATTGTCTTTTACTTTTTGTTTCATATCTAAAAAGCTACTTGGCTTTACATAATGAACATATGCGACATACAAAAAAGTAATAATAATCGTAACAAAAATTGGCCAATTTCCAATCATTAAGTCCCATGAAATAAATCCGATGAATAATATGATGCAAAGTATAATGATTGGAAGATAGGATGCTATTGTTTTAATATGAAATGTTTCTGTAATATTAGTTACACCTGGGTCTTCCGTTGGCTGGTTGTTCATTTCTTTAATCTATTATAATGATAACAATACGCTCAGATACGCCCAGTTATAATTATATTATATAATAATGTCGATACAACTACGTGGTTATTACTGTACGACGCGTTTTAACTTTACAAAAATGACATCGCGGTTTTTTTTCCATGACAGTCGCGACATAAAGCAACTAAATTATCTATATGATTAGAACCGCCATGTTCTAATGCAATTACATGATCCACTTCAAACCATGCTGGAAGCTGACGCTGACAGTCGCCACATTTCCAACCTTGTTGTGCAGCAACATATTTTTTCTTTGTTTCGCTTACACTACGTTTGCTAGACCCTTTACCTGAGTTGATAACCCTTCTCTCTGCAGCGGTTCCTCCACCAACCAACGACGGCCGCGCGATTGGTTGCGCCATTGGTTGCGCCATTGGTCTGCCGGTGTTTGTACCACCGTGCGGAATACCTTCTGAGTGTCGGCTTGTAAAATCGAAAAATGGCGTTATCATATCAGCAGTTCCTTTACTTATTGGCATATACTTAATTATGTCGTTGGCATGATATAATAATTGCCTAGAGTTTTCCGGATTACGGCGCAAAAACATAAATAGAGATAACCCAATAAAACCAAATGTCAGCATCTTAATCCACTTTTGATTACTTTGAAACATCTTTATAAATTGGCCATCATAATACGTATTTGCAATAAGGAATGCAGTAATGATAAATACGATATATTCGGTTTTTACCATTGCGTATTATTTTCGTTAGCGTATGAGGTTATATATAGGAGCGAATAAATCGTTGGATAATTTATTTTGAAATAGTATCACCGATTATGATAATAATACGCTGCATATCCTAGACCGACCATTACAAGTAAATACACTAATTTCTCTCGATATTTAAGTTCCTCTAATAATTGAACAGGTTTCGGGCGATAATGTAAGTAATATCTCTCGAGAGCGTCATGTAATGATATTTCATCTTTCATCAAGAGTATATTGTAACGATTATGGATGAAATGTACCCAGCGAATAAATGAGTCGCGACTATCTAAATAGGGTGTAATTGGATACTTATTCAACATTCTCTCAAATTCCGACGACATCTCGGGGTCAGGAATAAACATTGAGAAATTTTGGATGAAGTCATAGTATTTTTTTCGAACAACATCATTTACATGGTCAGGGTAATTCACTGCTACGGTCATCAAAAAGAACCAGTAATTTGGTCCCCATATTTTTGCATCTAGCTTCATTACGATTTCGCTTATAATGAAATGACATAAAAACAATAATAGAAATACGATTAAGCGAATTCATAAATAATGGAGCAGGAACTTGGGTTTCAAATATCGAATATTCATCAAGTAGAAGAACCTGATGTAGAAGTAAAAATAAACAATCCTAAATCTGCGTTGTCTTATCTTGAAATCAGTCAATTACGAACCACAACGAAACAAGCCAACGTTGGCGGAAGCACCGTTGGCAATTATAGATCTAAAAATACATCCATTCCGAATACGGCTGTTTCTATCAGTGGGTTGGCAGTGTTCGGAGGAGGAGTGGGCGCGGGGGATACAAACAAATATTTTTGTAATAATTGTAACCGTACAAATCATGTATATAATAATTGTCGTGCTCCGATTACAAGTATTGGTGTGATTGCATTTCGTTGCGGTGATACCGGGCCCGAATTTCTTATGATACGGCGCCGCGACTCATTCGGATTTGTCGATTTTATTCGCGGAAAATATTCGTTGAATGATGAAGCTTATATTCAGCGCATCATTGACGAAATGACAATGACCGAAAAATCAAATTTGCTTCGTCTTACATTTGAACAATTATGGAGACTATTATGGGGAGAATATACACGAGGTAGCCAGTATAAAAATGAAGAACATATCTCATTTGAAAAATACCGTCAGGTTCTAGGTGGGATACGTACGAAAGACGGGCGTATTAAAACGCTTCACCAATTTATCGACGAATCGACCACGCGATGGACTGAAACTGAATGGGGGTTTCCGAAAGGACGCAGGAATTATAATGAGAAGGACCTTCCGTGTGCGCTGAGAGAATGTCTTGAAGAAACGGGATATGACATCGGCGTCGATAATGTAATTCAGAATATTGCGCCATTTGAAGAAATATTTATGGGTTCTGATATGAAGTGTTATAAACAGAAGTATTTTCTTGCAATGGTGGATTTAGATAAGAAACCAAAAAAGGCGCACGACATTATGGAGGTTGGTCTCATGAAGTGGATGACATTCGAAGAGTGCATTAGTACAATAAGACCCTATAATTTAGAAAAAATTGGAATTGTTAGTAAAATTAATAACATATTGTCCCGCTATCGCATATTTTAAACGATTTCAAGTTCTTTTTATTTCGCGTAGATATATAAAGAACTGTTTCATATTATAATAGATAACGAAATGGCAGAAGATGCAAATAAAGATAAAGTTGCGCCTCAGTCGTCGGCGGCTGCCAGACCATCTGTTGCATCAATTGCAGCAGCGGCTCTTGCAGTTCTACCAGAGAAAGAACATGAAGTAGATTTAATATCATCCGGTAAGAAGAAACGTGTATTGAAACCAAAAAAAGGCAATATAGAAGATCTATCTACATCCACATCAGCAGCAGGAGCAGCAGGAAGAGCAGGAGGCGGTGTAGCTATACGAAAAGGTACTAGCAACTTATTATTAGACCCAAAACGTCAGGTTGCCAACATGAAACGTGAGCTTGAAGAAGGGCGCAAACGATTAAAACCTGAAGAAATCAATAATCCATTTAGTAAAGAGTTTAATAAATTACTCTTAAAAAAAGAATTGATTGAACGAGAGATGACATTGCATGATATTGGTATTTTGCCGGCCGATAGCGATGACGACGCAGATATCATAGAAGGCGTAAGGATTGCATCAGCTGCAACAGATGGGCTATATCCCACTTTAAATGACCCCAACTTTAATACCAAAATAGCGCTTCGAAAAGAATTCTTCGACACGAAAATGGATGTAGATAATACGAAAAATGTGGAAGAGGAAGCGGAAATATTGTGCAATGCGCAAATGGAACTTGCTCCGAACCAACAATTCGTCCGTAACTTTCTTTCCGTGGAAACGCCATACAATAGTTTGCTATTATATCACGGTCTAGGTACAGGAAAAACGTGTTCAGCAATTAGTGTGGCGGAGGAAATGCGGGATTATATGAAACAAATGGGAATAACCCAGCAGATTATTGTCATCGCATCACCAAACGTTCAAGAAAATTTTCGGCTTCAGCTCTTTGATGAACGCGAGCTCCGAGAGATTGAGCCAGGTGTTTGGAATATTCGTGCATGTACCGGAAATAAGTTCATTAAAGAAATCAACCCGATGAATATGAAAGGCCTAACCCGGGATAAAATTATAAAGCAAATTCGTCGTTTAATTTCGTCACATTACTTGTTTTTTGGGTATAATGAATTTGCAAACTATGCACGAACGCATGCTTCGAGTATTGGTATTTCGCAGGATGATGCAGTAATACAGGAAGTTAGGAGAAAGTCAGGGGCCGCCGGAGGAGAAGCAGGAGCTGCTGCTGGGCAAAAAAAGGGGCGTAAATCCGCAGCGGATATTGCAAAAGCGGCAGAAATGGAAACCTTGGCCATCGAGACGCTTTCAGTCGCCAAGCTACGTAAATTGTTTGCAAATACACTTATAATTATTGATGAAGTGCATAACATTCGTATCACGGATGATAATCGTGATAAACGTGTTGCAAAAATATTATTTCAAATCGTACAGAAGGTGAATAATGTGCGACTATTATTACTATCCGGAACACCAATGTATAACAGTTATAAGGAAATTGTATGGTTGATTAATTTAATGAACTTGAATGACAGGCGCGCAACCATTGATATTGCAGATGTATTTGATGACCGAGGCAACTTTCGAGAAGATGATGGTCGAGAGACTGGAAAGGAATTACTTATTCGTAAAGCGACAGGTTATGTTTCGTTTGTTCGAGGTGAGAACCCATATACATTTCCTTACCGGATATATCCAAGAGAACATTCGCCTGAATTTTCGCTTCTTGCCCGCATACATGGAGATGCGGGTGTTGCTGGCGCTTATCCAAGAACACAACTGAATGGACGGCATATTGACCAACCGATTGAACATATCGATGTATATTTGACACGGGTAGGCGATATTCAAGAGGAGGCATATCGATTTATTATCAATGATATGAAAGCAATGTATATTTATAAAAAGTCTGCAATCGTTCGACGAAAAAAAGCTGCTGCTGCTGCTGCTATTGCTGCATCAGAAGACGCAGGAACAGGCGATAAAGGAAGTGCTGCAGGAAAAGCAAAAGAAAAAAAAGGTAAAAAATCTACCGCTGCTACCGTCGCAGCACTTGCCAAGGAAGGAGAAATTGACGAAATGACCGTTGTTGAGGCCACAGATTTCCCTTCCTTTGAAAACATGGATACAATTGGTTATGCAGCTGTTCAAAAGCCATTAGAAGCGCTGAATATTGTTTATCCACATCCATCTCTTATTGAATATATAAATGACCCGAACGACGAATTCGACATTGCATCATGCATAGGGAAAGAAGGTTTGCGTCATATTATGTTGTATGAAGAAGTAGGTAATCCGCCAATGCGTCTGAATTTCGAGTATCGCCCGGAATTTGTACGTGCATTTAAACTGCCATCTGGTGAAACAACTACGAAAGTATCCTCGCGGATATTCGCACCTGATAATATTGGGCGTTATTCGGCCAAAATCAAGAATATAACCGATAAAATTATGACAAGTGATGGTATTATTCTAGTGTATAGTCAGTATATTGACGGCGGCGTTGTACCGATAGCACTGGCATTAGAAGAACTGGGTTTTACGCGTTATAGTGCTACTGGCGGCAATTCATCGTTTTTCCGTAGCAAACCCACTCAAAATATAGATGCATTAACGATGCTTCCTCAACGCCAACATCAACTACAATATCCAAACCAACCGTTTCGCCCTGCTAGATATTCTGTTATTACGGGCGACCCGACGATTTCACCGGATAATCTTCATGAATTGAAGGCATTAACCAGTGAAAATAATACGTATGGTGAAAATGTCAAAGTGGTCATTATATCGGTTGCTGGAAGTGAGGGTCTTGACTTTAAAAATATTAGACAAGTCCATATTTTGGAGCCATGGTATAACATGAACCTCTTGGAACAAATTATCGGCCGCGCTATTCGTAATTGTAGTCACAAACGTCTGCCGTTCTCTCAGCGCAATGTAGAATTGTATCTCTATGGTAGTATGCTAACAAATCCAGATATTGAAGCAATTGACCTTTATTTATATCGATTATCCGAATTCAAAGCCGTAAAAATAGGGGCTGTGTCCCGTGTTCTTCGCACATCCGCCGTGGATTGTCTTCTAAATATTCAACATAACACACAAACAGCCGAACAGTTAAATCAGGTCGTTCAACAAAATCTCTCGTCACGCAAACAAATCAATTATCAAGTTGGAGCGCGGCCATATTCTGCATTATGTGATTATATGGAACGGTGTGAGTATGTTTGTAGGCCAACATTTTCAAACGGACGTCCGATACAAGAACAAAATGATTTATACGGGATTGACGACGACAGTGAGAGCGACAGCGACGGTGGTGGGGGCGGAAAAGCATCGGCAAGACAAAGACGCCCACAAAGCGATGTTCGGTTGGATACATTTAACGAGAAGTTTATGTCAATGAATTTAGATAAAATTATACACAAGATACGAGAATTGTATAAGGAAGCATTTTTTTACAAGAAGACCGGTCCAAAAGGAATTATTGCAGAGGTAAATAAAATCCGCCATTATCCAATCGGGCAAATTAATCTTGCGCTTACACAAATGGTGACCGATGAGAATGAATATGTAAATGACAAATACGGTCGTCTTGGACGTATTATTAACGTCGGTGATTACTATCTATTTCAGCCGATTGAACTCACCGATAAACGAATTAGTATATATGAACGAAGCACGCCAGTACCGTATAAACATACAGCAATACAATATCCTCTTCCAGAAAGTATAACCGAAGATTATTTGGGCATTCTTCCGAAGTCTTCGTCATTGGCGGCGCCTCCCGGTGCATCTGGTGCAGGGGTTGTTTCGAATAGGAAAGTAGTAAATAAACTAACTGCGAATAGTAAAATGCAAACTGAAACATCATCTATTTCAAAAGAAGCACCGATTGCTGCTTCCGCTGATGCTGGTGAAGTGGATCAAGAAAAACAACCGCAAGAAAATGATGTTGCGGAAAATATTATAATAACACTATCGAATAAATTTGATACATGTAAAACAGTGTTTGATAAACCAACAAAGGAACAAGAAGAATGGTATTATTATTGTGGAAAAGTAATCCGCCAAATCTCTCAAACTGATGAATTTGAAACCTCAATTGATGAATTGCACGAACTTATTGTTGCAACCTTATTAGAACGTGAATTATCATTTGAAGAGAATATGATATTACTGAATTATTTGTATCATAAAAATGGCGATACAATGAGTACTGATGTTCCAACTGGAAGCAGCGTGATGACACTTCAAAAATTACCGCCATTTGAAAGAATGATGTTAAAGTACTATTCGCAACAAGTGATACACCGACCATTGGTTGGAAGAAGAGCAGCTGCCGCAGCTTCCGGAGCCGCAGGTGGCATGAAAACTCCAGAGGATAAAGGTATGCTATTGTTTAACAAAAGAAAAAAAGAACTGTATGAATTAATTGTATTACGTTATGAAACACGTGAATGGGTAATTTCAGAACCAGAAGACGTACAAGATTTCAAGTTCCTTTTAGCAAAAGTACAAACAGAACAAATCATTAAGATAAATATGGTTGTCGGATTTTTATCTTTATTCAAGATGGATAATCTTGTTTTCAAAGTAAAAGTCATGTCAAATAAACGCGATAAGGGTGCGCGATGTGACCAATCTGGAAAAACAAATGCAATCGCGATTATTAATACTGTTTTATCTTTGAACCCTGCAACCCAAGGTGATGAATATAAATTGACACCCGAAAATACAAAACAAAGGACCCAGCGTGAATTATGTGTATTTCAGGAATTTTTATTGCGGGTGTTTGAGTTGAAAGGTATCAATGGACGTAAATGGTTTTTTACACCGTGCGAATCATTATTATGTGATATAGAGGAGGCATTTATATAGAAATAAAGTATATCGATATATTAACGGTTGAGTTACAAGTAATGAATAAGAGTGCAATTGCAAGTGCAAGTATTTCTAGAATGGCATCATCTAATAAAGTTGTTCAGTCGGCACCAAAATTGGGTATTTATACTACGATATTATTAACACGTAAATTAGAAATACCTTTTCGGATAATTGGCCGTAATGTAAAGGATACGCTAGAACATATTCTCTCGAAAATCGTGGAAGGAAAGTGTATGGCAGAAGGATTTATTCGGCCAGGTAGTGTAAAGATTTTGACATACTCAAATGGATATCTTCATGGTAAGAATGCGATATTTGATATAGTATATGAATGTGAATCATGCTCTCTGGTTGAAGGTGTTGTATTTTCATGTGTGATTAAAAATATTAGTCTTGCAGGAATTCGCGCAACATTGAACGAACCGAAATCTCCAGTTACTGTATTTATTGCTAGAGACCATCACTATGACCGTGTTGATTTTACACGACTGCGAGAAGAAGAGGAAATTCGAGTAAGGGTTATTGGCCAACGGTTTGAGATTGGTGATGAAACAATATCAGTGATAGGCGAGTTAGTATAATATGCCTATTCATTCACCATATATCATCATGCAGTTCGGTTCATTTGTATGTTGCACTATAATATTATATTACGTAACGTGTAATATTATAATATTCAACAGGTTATTCCTCTTCATTTGAAAGTTTTTTGATTATATTCATTAGTCTCATTTCACATGCGTCGAAGGATAAATTCTCTACTACATATTCTCTCGGTTGATATGTGTCTAATTTTGATAAAAATAAGTCGAATTTACTATCTAATTCGGTTGGTGTATGAAAATATTCACCGCATCGTTGGTCCCAGTATGGAATTGTAGTAGCTTTAATATCATCCAAATTATAATCGTAGGTTTGGTTCATTGATTCAACACTCCATACAAATAAAGGTATATTGCATGATAATGCTTCTTGCAATGCAAATCCTTGACTTTCATGACCTCCTACCCAAATACCATATTTTGATTGCTTTAAATATTCCAAGTATTCAGTTTCACTATATTTTTGTTGATAACTGAATATTTTAAAATGTATATTTCGTTTATGTAAAAAATCTATTATTAGGTTAATATCATGATTATTCCTGTATTTTATGTATAAAAATACACTAGTTTTATTGTTTCTGGGTACATCATTCAAATTGTTGAACTTATCGGTATCAACACCAAAAGGTAAGACTTCCATATTCAAATTATTACATATCAAGTTATCCGCAATTCTATATGTTTTCCAAGCATCTACTGTCCATTCTGATGGTTGAACATAGATAGTATTAGGTCCTTTCATCATTTCAATTGTCTCGACATTATCCGGAAATATTGAAAGGTGTGGTCCAAAAATGAATTTAGAATTCTTATACTTTTTCACATCGATAGGCTTGCCGGGACTGTATATCGCATCAAATTCTTTAAGTTTTTCTTCATCGATATCGCTGATATTACCTACTGTGGTAAAATTTATGTTTTTATAATTTTGTAAAGAATTTAAATTTTTTGGATGTATCCAATTATTTATAAATAAAACTTTCATAATACATATATAAGTATTTTATATATAATTCTTTATATTATATCATCGCGGTCAGACGAATAAATATTAAGTTATGGATTACATTTTTATTTGCATACACTGTCAAGAACCATTTGTAATTGCACATAATGAATTCAATTGTCGTATATTGCGTCATGGGGTATATAAAAATAATTTACAACCTATCAATCCACATGCGAGTAAGGATGAGTGTGATGCATTGGTGAAAGACGAGTTGATATTTGGATGCGCCAAGCCGCTACAAATTATTGAGACAGCCGATGGTTCTGTTGATAAATACGCAATAATTGTTTGTGATTATATTTGAATATAGATAAAATTGATACAGATATAAACACAAATATAGAATTCATATAGTCATCGTCATTCATAATGGCTTCTGAAATAGCGCCAATAACTATGAAACGACCAACAAAAATAATACGACCAAAGACTAAAAAAGGTCTAGCTGCGAATAAAGAAGTTCCGGGTGCAGGAGTAGCATCGGCCAGTTCATATGAAGTGTTGGCATCGCCGAAACAAACACTAGAACATCTATCAGAGCAACCACTGGAATGCGACGAAATAAAGCCATACTGCGATCCCGACTTATTTGTAAAACGCCAAATCAAGCGAAGGTTGTCAATCCCGTTTTACAAAATCACAAAAACCACTAATGTTTCGCATTTATTGAGAACCGAACTTTCGAAAACAGTGGAAGGGCGGTGTTCTATTGAAGGATATATCTGTCCCAATTCAATTTCGATTTGTTCCCATTCTTGTGGAACGCTGGCCGCTGCGAATATACTATTTGACGTAACTGCCGACTGTTTGATTTGTTTTCCAGATGAGAATAGTGTAATAAAATGTGTGGCAAAGACAATAACGCAGGCGGGTATTCGTGCTGGCGCAAGAAGCTTAGAAGATGGTCATGTGTCGCCGATTGAGGTATTCCTTTCACGGGACATGCATTCATCTTCGCGTGATTTATTCTCTCGAATTGAAGAAGCTGATATCCTGACGGTAAAAATTATTGGGCGCAGGTTTGTACTACACGACACACATGTAACAATCATCGCCATGGTATTAGATGTTGAAAAGCAATAAAATTTATTATCAAAAATGAATATACACAAAAACGAAAGAGTATAAAGTTTTATTGTTATGTAATGTAAAATGTCGGTGACAACTTCTGGTTCTTTTTATTCTTCAAATTCGACTACTACTGCAATCGCTAGTCTTTCTGCAATGAATGAAATTCAAACAATCGCACAACATGTAGAAGTCAAAACCAATTATTTGATGTCATTGAAAGATGGTATTGAGAATATGCCGGTGGTGCATCAGATTGAAATTTTGCGCATTTTACATGCAAAGCATACTCAAATCAATGAAAATAAAAATGGTGTATTTGTAAATATTTCAAAATTGAGCAATGAATTGTTACAAGAGTTGTATGATTACATGAAGTATGTGATCAATCAAGAGAAACATTTGAACGAAATCGAAGAACAAAAACAAAGTTTAACGAAGGAGTTTTTTGAGAATAAAATGCATAAAGATAATTAGATATATAATAGTAGCAGCACGATGACAGGTGGTATCATTCCTTGTCTCTACAACTCTTTTTCATTTACACTTGAAAATATTATTGGTGGTGATATTGTATGTTATGAAATAAAGAATGCGCGAGTTACATGTGAAGAACCTGTGATACCTTCTTTACCATCAGTTTTACCAGAGCCTATGTTTTCAAAAAAATGTACAGCAGATAAGAACGATGATGTTTCGGTGAGTGTGAGTAGTAACAGCGACAACGAAAGTGAAAGCGACAGCGATGCATCGTCTTTACACAGTTCGTTGTCGTCGTCGCCGTCGTCGTCGCCGTCGCCGTATTCGGAAATCGAAACACCACTTCTGGTTCCTGTATCTCAGTTTAACCCTGATAGTATGAAACAACATGCGTATATCACGAAGACTAACAGCGCCGATACGATTTTATCGTGTGCATATGTTATGTTATATGGAGTTGAAAAGTATGAAACTATTGAAAATCATTACGTCGAAACAAATAGGTTCAAATTCGAACTTATTGAAGTAATCCGAGAGAATAAGCCTAGGCTAAAAGCCAATAAAATTAAGTTAAGTGCGGTAGAAGAAAGTCTTGTGCATAAACCATTTATCACATTAGAGACACTTCACGCCATTGCTGTGTGCAAGTCATTGTCTTTATGTATTGTTCAGGACCGAAAGTATTTTGAAATAACAAATGGAAATGATATTGGTTCCGATGCATTCATTATTGAGAAAATAAAAGGAAAATTCGTATTGTATATCGCTCCTAAGCAAACAATTATGAATTATCTTATGTATATTCGTGGTAATTATTGGCGGATGGAGAGTATTTCCGCACCAATTCGTCCAATATCTGCATATAAGCTACAAGACCTCATTGACATTTCACAGAAACTGAATTTACCTGTTGTAAATGTAACTCCGGGAAAGTTTGGTTCTATGTCATCTGAAAAACGTAAAACTAAACCAGAGTTATATGAGGCAATTTGTCGATGTGTATAAAATTGAACTATATATATGAATTAATGTATAAATAATATATCCTATTCATATATATAATGCCGAGAAATCGCGGTGTAGGCTCGTTATCTGTGTCAGCGAAACAATCAGAGTTCTCAAATATTGTAACACATTATTTAGAAGGTATAATTGACAAGACCGATGGTATTCCTGAATTAGAAATTCGTTTTGGGACAAGAGGCAACCAATCAACTACAAGAGAAAATTTCGACGGGGTTCTTCAAAAATTACTTTCATCTGGATTTTCATTCATAAAAAAAAATGCATATTCTCTGAAAATTCAAAATGAGTTCATCGACCAAAAGACCGGGCAGACCAAACTATCTCTTATACGTGCTGAAATCCATGGTATAAACCAAGTACAGAATTACTGCAAAACGAATACTCCGGATGAAAAACATGTACTCTTTACACAGAAAATGTATGCGAAAACTGGCGGTGGGGGTGGAGCTGGGGGTGGCGGAAATATTGAAGGAACAGCCGAAACAAACAGCGGCAGTACCGGTGTAACAATACATCCGGTTATATTTGACGACTTTAATTTCAAAGTAAGCTATGAACGTGAAAAGCGTATTGCAAATACATCTACTCTTGCAAGGTCGATATTGAAAACATGGAATGACAACAAGAAGACTTTTCGGTATATTAATCGAAGTACATTAAATCACCCAGATTTTCCATTTCATATCGACATGAGTGTTGTCAAGGAGTCGCATAAAGACCAAACAGGATATATTTCAGCATCTACGTTTGACGCAGCACGAGTTCTTGAAAGTCCAATCCGTTATGAAATCGAAATAGAGGTTATCAATGAACTCGTTGGTCCAGGAACTGCGTTCAATCATCCGAAACATCTACTGGATACTCTACGTAAGATGATTAAGATTGTAATGTCTGGATTTCAGGGTACAAATTATCCGGTTTCTTTGTCCGAAATGCGCGGAGTTCAGCGCAGATATTATGAATTATTGTATCCGGAAGAAAAACAGCATACCGACAGCGAAGACGATGATAGTGACAGCGAACGAACAAGTGCTAAGGATAGAGAAGAGGCACGTGAGAAAGAGAGAGAACGCGAAAAACAACAACGCGAACGAGAACGCGAACGAGAACGCGAACTCGGAACTGGACGCGGCATTCAACTTCGTCCAAAACATTTTATCGGTCCATGTTCTTATACACTTCAAATGCAGAACATTCAGCCGTTTGACCCCGATTCAAAAGTCCCCAATATTCGCTTGAACTATTCAGTCACTGAGAAAGCAGATGGACATAGAAAGCTGCTATTCGTAGCACCGAAAACAGGTCACGTTTATCTTATTGATACAAATATGAACTTTCAATTTACTGGCGCCGTAAGCCTGAATGCGAAACTCCACAATACACTTTTGGATGGCGAACATATTCTTCACGACAAAAGTGGGAGATTTATTAATTTATTCCTAGTGTTCGACGTTTATTTCGTGCATAAATCCGATGTTCGTTCGCGAATGTTCTTTCCGATGGATGAAGACGAAGTTCTCACTAATTTTCGACTTCCATTGATGGAAAGTGTTGTAAAAAATCTTCAGCTTAAATGTGTATCTGGTGGTGCAGATTCATTACCGCCTATACGTGTCGAAACTAAAAAATTCGAAATTGCAACACCTTCAACATCGACGTCCGGAGTGAGTAAATCAATATTCGACTGTTGTGCGTTGATATTACGTAAAGCCAACGAACACCAATTTGAATATCATACAGATGGACTTATATTTACCCCGATTGATTTTGGAGTTGGAAGTAATGAGCGAAATGATAATACGGTTGCTGGCCCATTATATAAATCTACATGGGAGTATTCTTTCAAGTGGAAACCTGCGCATATGAATACAATTGACTTTCTGGTCACTACAAAGAAGGCTGACGACAATGAAGATTTAGTCAGTAATGTCTTTAAAACTGGTATAGATATGTCGAGATGTGTGCAAGTTCAACAGTATAAGACATTGGTGTTACGTGTTGGATATGATGAGCGAAAACACGGCTACTTAAATCCGTGTGTTTCAGTGATTGAAGGTACAACTGGTGCAAATGCTGGTTCATCCAATACGAATAGTACAGGTGGTGAAAATAGCGATAGCTACAAACCAGCTCCATTTTATCCGACATACCCCTATGACAATGATGCGCATATTTGCCATATTATGTTACGCCCAGATGAGGCAGGTGTTAGTCAGATGATGACAATTGAAAATGACATTATTCAGGATGAAACAATTGTTGAATTCAGTTACGACCCTTCACAACCGGTAAATTGGCGATGGACCGCGTTACGTGTTCGTCATGATAAAACTGCTGAATATCGTTCAGGTGGGAAAAATTATGGGAATGCTTACCATGTAGCGAATAACAATTGGCATTCCATTCATAATGCAATCACGCCTGAAATGATAATGACGGGTGAAGACATACCAGACGAACTTTCGAATGATGACATTTATTATAATAACGCTGATACTGGAAGTGGCGCGCGTGGTGGCGGCGGTATTGACATCGGACGTGGAACAAAGATACGCACACTAACAAAAGGAATGCGCGATTTTCACAATTTGTTTGTTAAACGAAAGCTTATTATGAGTGTTGCGCGGCCCGGAAATTCACTTATTGATCTTGCCGTTGGAAAAGGCGGTGACTTACCGAAGTGGATTGCTGCCAAACTTGGGTTTGTATTCGGTATTGATTATTCCAAGGATAACCTAGAACATAAATTTGATGGGGTTTGTGCTCGTTATCTCGATATAAAAAAGAAGAAACGCAATATCCCTGATGCAATATTTATTCACGGCGACAGCAGCAAAGAAATTCAAAGTGGTCAAGCTGCAATTAGTGAGAGATACCGACTGATTACACGCGCCATCTTTGGTGAAGGTGCGAAAGACGCAAGTATTTTAGGTCGCGGCGTTTATCCGCATTATGGTCGTGGTGCGGGGGGATTTGACATATGCTCAGTTCAGTTTGCTATCCACTACTTCTTTGAAAATATCATGAAGGTGCATACATTCCTTCAAAATGTATCCGAATGTACAAAATTAGGTGGATATTTCATCGGTACTTGCTTTGATGGGGCGCGTATATTTCAAGCCTTGGACCGTCTGGAGAGCGGGTCTGAATTAAGTATTCTGTCGGCTGCGCCAGGACAGATGTCGTCGTCTTCTGACCCGCAAAAAATGTGGTCAGTCCGCAAGAAATATACCCATACAGAATTTAAACCAGATAGTAGTAGTATTGGTTATGAAATCGAGGTATTTCAAGATTCAATCAATAAGACAACGCGTGAATATCTTGTGAATTTTGATTACTTAACACAGCTACTTGAAAATTATGGGTTTGACCTTGTAACACCAGAGGAAGCCGAAACGACATTGATGATGCCTCTACCAGATGGAACGGCTACCTTCGAAACAATGTATCATCAAATGGAAATTGAGTGCAAGAAGAAGCGTGACGAAACTGGGGTAGCCGGCGGCGGCGAATGGGAACGACGATGCCAACAAGAATATGGTTCTGCGTTATATATGTCGGCCCAAGAAAAGCAGGTTTCATTCTTCAATCGTTATTTCATATTCCGAAAGAACCGAAATATCAATGCAAAGCAGTTAAAGGGTAGTTTCCTGAGTTATGCTGGATTGCAAGAAGAACAACAGCGTATGTCTTCGTCTGATATGACGGATGAAGCAATGGAGCATATTGCACTTGAGAAAATTACAAAGGCATCCCGACCAATAGATGTTGCATCCAAACCGGCAATTGCAGCACATATTTTAGAAGCACAACGTGATAATGCAGTAGTATCGGAAATTGTACCAGCTAAATTGACTGCTTCATCGAGCACTCAAAAGAATAAACCAAAATTGAAAAAGGTGACGACAATAAAAGGCGCTGTTGCAGCAGGGGCTGGAAATGCTCAGCCGCCAGTAGAAGAACTTCTTGCACCATCAGCTCCGATTGAACAGTTGGAGAAAAAGATACAAAAACGAACAAAGAAAGTAAAGATGGCTCCAGATACAGCAGCAGCAGCATCTAGTGCTGAAGCAGTATCAGCTGCAGAAGCGTCATCGTCATCAGCACCGGCAACAGTCAAACCCAAGCGTCAAACCAAAAAGAAAACTGACTTATAAAGATTTTATGAATACATATAATCGACATACATGTTTAGAAAATCATCGAAAAATTGTTTTAAACCTGTATTACCAACCTTACTACAAAACGGTCCAGGCAGTGGAATTGGCTTACCAGAACATGAAATAAATATAGAACTTAACAAGCCAAATAACAACAATAATGGCCCTATCTTGTCATATTATAACTATTTTTTATTGCCTCAAATCGATATTATACTAGGACCGTCAAATAATTATGCCCCACTAGAACTAAGCATACTACAAAGTAGTGAAAATAAGGTATATCTATCATCGTCAATATATGCACATTTGTGTGATATCAAACAACAAATTGAAAAATATCAAGATACATGGGATAATATTAAAAAATTTACCAATCCATATGAGTACATTCATTCAAATATTACTGGAAATAAAACAAATATAAGTAAGTTACGTCCATTATCGCGTTCTTTTTATAAGATGATTGAAATTATGAAAAATAATAGTATTCTATCACAATACCATGATACTATTTCTCAAAAACCCGACAATAAGATGGGAATAACGACATTTCATCTTGCTGAAGGTCCCGGTGGTTTTATAGAGGCGATTTCATATTTACGGGGGTTAGAATATCAACATCATGTCACTGAGAGTAATGCGTCATTATCGACTACAACAAATGAAATATCTGACAGTACTACTGTCAATTTGCCGTCATCACCGCCGATACAAATCCTTAAGCGTAACACCGAATTTCATGATGAATATATGAAAGAACAAGAATACTTAAAAGTATCTCGTCGTATTTTCGAAAGTCAAAAGGAAACTGCGCGCATTGGAGGTGCTACGCCTGCAGCTGTATATGGAAATGACCGTTACTATGGAATGACATTAGTGAATGATGACCCGATATGTCCTGGATGGAAGAAAACGCGAACATTTCTTGAAAGTCATCCAAATGTGATTATCGAGAATGGTGCAGATAAGACAGGTAATTTGATATCTTTGGAGAATTATCTCTATTGTTCAGATAAATACAAAAATAAGATGGATATTGTTACTGCAGACGGGGGTTTCGATTTTTCAGTAGATTTTAATCAACAAGAAAGCATGGCAACACAGTTGATATTATGTGAAGTATTTTATGCATTATCTATGCAAAAACAAGGAGGTTCATTCATACTTAAAATATTTGATGTATTTCATAAATCAACGGTCGATATATTGTATATACTAAGTTATTACTATAAACACGTATCGATAATGAAGCCATATACCAGTAGGATTGCTAATTCTGAAAAATATGTGATATGCCAAGGATTTAAGATGTCTGATTCTACCCAAATTATACAACAGTTTGCAAGTATTTTTCCTTCGTTACTGCAATTTACAGAAGATTGTGATTGTAAAAGCGACAAAACAGACTGTGTTGGAAAACAAGTTTTGTCTTCCCTACTTCCATTTGAGCATGACTTGTATTTTTTAAACCGCATTGAAGAGATGAATGCAATGGTAAGTTTTCAGCAAATCGAAAATATCACATCTACATTGTCGATAATTACAAACCATCGAAATGCTGAAAAATTAGAACAATATAAACGCGCCAACGTTAATAAATGTATTGCATGGTGTGAGAAATACGAAATACCTCATAATGCTCATCATGCATGTTTTCAGACCACGAATATTTTTCTTCACAAATCAATACATTCATCTGTTGCCAATAACATGAACTAAATGTACGATTACGAGTACGAATATGACATAAAAACGGTCTAAATATATATCAGAATGTATGGTAATATAGTCAGAATGCAAAGTACATTACAATTTATAGCAGGACAGTTAAAAAAACCAAGAGAACGATTTGAAACGATATTAGAACCACTACAAGCATTGCTTCAAATAGGGTTTCTTGCATTTTATCCCATTGGGAGCAAACTGGCAATACATAATAATATTCTTACAGTTCAGGCGCCGGGTTATACGCAGAATGTACGTCGATGGTATAATAATGATAAAAAAGAGGATGTATTTTACTTATATAATGTGTTCTCTCGGTTCAATAAATTCTATAAAACCGTGCTTGCAGGTGGAGGTGGAGAAAATGCTGCATTATTCACATTATTGAACGAACTTGCGAAGACTGGAATTAACAACCTTATTCGGACATATAATCAGACTGATAAAATCCATATTTTGCACACCCTTCAAATGTATAAAGGAATGTTGGATAATCCAGAGTTGGTACGACGACTAGCAGATAAGCCAGAAACAGTTACAAATACTGGAGGTGACAGTCGTGCTGGTGGAGGTGATGATAATGAAGATTTACCTTGTCAGTTTCCAAAACGAACTACTAGTTTATCGTCATCACCTCCGTTGCGTCCATTAAATTCTTCTGCAGGTGTCACTGCAAGCATACCAATTGACAGTTTAGCTGATACAAATATCGACCTAATATTCATTAAAATTACGGATTTGTATTCTCAAGAGGATTACACGATTATTTATCACACACTCATTAAAATCCAGAATGACACACAGTATTATTTGAATTATGTAGAGGGAATGAATAAAATACTTGAACCAGTGAATATTCGCATCAAAAAATGGATTGATGACAATATTGTCTTTTGATTATCTGGTAAATATTATATCGTAATAACATGTTATTACTATATAACTAATATATATCATGAGCATACCCGACCCAACAAATGTATTTGTTTTTACAACTACAGCTGGACCGCGTAAAATGACATTTGGACCATTGTTATCATTTAAACAGATGACTAATCCAAAGCAAAAAGGTATTGCGCGACCATTATTATTTGTAACAGTAACAAGACCTACAACCGCGGATGCGGATACAGCAGCAGTGGAAACGTTAGACCATCACTTTTGTTTGTATCGTAGCAAGAATAGCGGACAAATGAGATTATTTGTTACCTGTGATTTAAGTGAATATTGGAAAGGTTTTAGTTTTTTCAATAGTTCTTCAATATGTCCAGAAGCTCAAAATGTAGCAATTAACGTGTATCACCAGTTATATATTGAAACTCCTCCAGTTGAAATTAATAATCTAGATGATAGTATCGGAGATATAAATGGTCTGTTACGTTGTATAATAATAGATAATATCGACCGAACAAAACATATAAGTATTCCAGGTGGTTGGTTGTATCAACCTTTAGTTATACCAGAACTATTAATTTCTGAAATAAACGTTGAAGTAAGAAAAGAAATACGTGAAATATTGGTGGTTTTGCAGGCAAAAAGGTTGGCTAAAGCTGCTGCTAAAGCTGCCGCTGAAGCCAATGTAGAATTTCCATTGTTAAAACGGCATTGTCCCAATGAAATAACTGATGAAGAGGTTACAAAATACTTACCAAAAATAGTATTTTCAATACACCAATATGCACTTTTAACAACAACTGCAGCTATTCAACATAGACTATTTTGCACAGATGATGATACGTTATACAGTACTGAGTATAGACCGCCGCCAAACTTTGATGCACTAGTTGATTATATAATCGGTTCCTTAACACAAAAAATAGACCCACAATATAACCCTTGTTTTTTTTTTCATATTCAAGCTAGCTCTGTTGAAGTTAAAAAATATGACGAAATACCTATTTTAAGATGCATTCTTTGTCTAGATACACCGTTTGCTCACAGACGGTCTTCTACATTTAGAGAAATATTATTTAGATGGATGCATAAACGTGCTGAATGTGATGTAACAACCTTATTCCAACCACCATTTAAAGAAGACTGGCCGCCAAAACGAACGTTTGTAGGATTATTTTATCGCGAAATTGAAAAATTAATCATGGATATGGATATTAAATTTGCACAAAACTTCTGGAAAGACTGGCGGACTGTAGAAGACCGGCATCATAATTTAAATCTCAAGCTTGAACCAGGTGATTTTTTTGACGAATTATTTAAAAGTATTACTGCGGGAAATCCTAAAATTGAAGCATTTAAAGATAAATCTACTATAATTGAAACATTTAAAGTTAAATGCTTAGAAATAGCCGGAACTTATCCTAATGAAGAACAACCATATTGCGAACTGGCGAAATTTACCACATTATTTAAAACATTATGTCCAAGCATTAAACCTATTAAATCATTTAATGTTGAATTTGACGAGGCTGAGTTAAAATTGCCTAATGTAAATTGGAATATATTATCAAAATCTGATGATGATGATGATGTTCTTGCCCATATTGCTAGATACCATATAATAATTAGACCTGACGGAATTTGCGAGCTTCCAACATCCCAAGTACTTCATGCAATATTTGATATTGTAGTATTGCCAGTAAAATTGCCAGAGTTAAAACGTAAGCGTTCCGATGATGTTGGCAATTCATACGTTACTGCATATCCGTCTTATGTTTTTTTACAAGCACACGAAGAGACACATCCCCTTTTAACAAATTGTGGTACATTTGCTATTGTTCCAAGTTGCATTCATCCGATCAGTCCATTCGCTCAGTGTGAAAGATTAGGAAGCTACAAGGCTATTTTAAATACTTATTTCCTGAATAATCCAATTATGAACGCAATTAAACAGGCAATATTGAATTTTCATGAAAAAACTGGACCACGTAATATTGTTATTAACATGGTCCCATTTCCAACTGTTGATGATGTATCATCAGGAGGGGGTGTGTATAAAAATAAATTATCAAAAAAACAAAGTCAAAAAAGAAAAAAAACAAGAAAGATGCGAAAAATAAAGAAATCCAACAAATCTAAAAAATGTAAATTACGGTGAATACTATGACAAAATTATTTATATTCACTCCATCTCTAATTTCACCCAACATGGAATATACGGCGCATTTGATAGTTCGCCTTTTATTCTACGAGAGAATTCCGGGAAAGGGATTTTGAACTTCGCGTCTTCGCCTGTTTTCACGAAATGATTGAGTTGCTTGTATAACTCGCGTATCGCCGGATAAGAAATATTCATTTGTAATTCAGTGAGTTTGTCAATAATAGGGCGCACTTGTTCGCGCCGTTGGTCTAGTGTTCGTTCCGTTTGCACCGGAACTGTATTTGCACTCTGTGCATTTTGTTTTTTCTTCAAGTTACGCTTCCAGTGTTTTCCCTTGCCGTATCGCGTATTATCCGCTGGTGGATCTACGATTGTATCAGTAGAAACAGTATCTGCATGTTGAGATTCAACAGAAATTGCAGGATGCTCAATATGAATATCAACCAGGTCTTCCGGTATCAGTATTGTTTCTTGGCGTAATTTATCCTCAAATGACTTTGGTTCGTGAAGAGACGGTGGCGGTGTAAGCATTGGCAATAATAAAGGCGATGAACTCGCATCGGTTGTCGCATATGACCCACTAACATCCATAGAAATCGATGAACCCATTTATTACAATAAGATACAATAAACTAGATGTTTTATACCTATTTTATTGACATAATAGATGCCTAAAATACAACATCAAAATCGTCATTATACATTTTATCACTTTTCTTTATTTCCACGACCTCACGAAAAGTCTTACTTCTCATAAGCGGCACATTTGTTCTTATTTTCAGGTTAAGATGCGGATTTGTGAGTACCTGCACGAGAATTTCACGAAAGTTGGCATATTGTCGATTTTGAATAGCATAATACGTATAAAAATTCAGGAATGAAATTGCACGTATATTATCATTATTATTGTTTATATCGACTACACCGTCATATACATCATAATGAAATTTGTTAAGAGCATCTTCACATACAGCAATACCAGTTACATCTGCGAGATTTTCAGAAAGTGATAGGTTGCCATCAATTACAAATCCGTCCCTCCGAGAGATTTCTTCGTATTGTCGCCGTATAGCAGCAATCTTGCGTTCATATGTTGCAGTGTCTTCCTTGCTCCACCAATTTTTTATTACGCCCTTATGATTAAAAATCCGCGAATTCACATGAAGTGCGTGAGAGATTTCATGCCCGAATGTAAAACCAACCGACGCAAGGTCGTATTCGTATCCACGCCCAAACTGCACATTCATACTATGCATGTAAGCTGTCGGGATATAAATACTGTTCGTATTCGGTGTATAATATGCATTCACCACGAATGATTGATAACCCACAAGCTTCATTGTACTCCAATTCATAATATCGAGGTCTTCAGATGAGAGGTGTTTGTTTTTATTATTAGCGTGCCAATGGTGACGTGCCATATATTCAGTACGCTGAACACTTCGCTTCAACAAGTTGGCCCATACATCCTTCGGGTCGTAATCCAAATGTACTGGGTCAGGTGCGGAGAGATTTGCATCACCAATTCGAAATTCTAGTGTATTCAGCTTTTTAAGAGCACCCTTCTTCGTATATGCCGACATCCATGTGTTTCTCTCGATGCGTTCTTTATAACACTCTAAAATCGTATTTCCAATCTCTCGAACCTTCGAAATCATTTCTTCATTCTTGTAGCGTTTCGTGAATTCTTCTGTCATCGTTTTCGGAAATGTATATGCCAATCCAATAATAGGAAAATATTCTCTCGGAAAGTGTGTATCCTTTCCTCGTATAAGTGTATCATTGAATTCCAGATAAATCTCTCGCCACTTATCATGAAAACAGATGAGATGACGGAAATAAATGAAATACCAGTAACTCTTCCATTTATCTGACGCCCATTCTTTTTTTAAAAGTGTCATGATTGTGTTCAAATATCCAACTTGGCTCGCAACAAAATACGGCGGCTGTGTATTGGCAGTATAACCAATCCATTTCCCCATTTCTCGCCAATCAATACCGGTAAGACACATTGAGTCTTGTGTGAGAATACGCGTCGCCCCACGGATGTTATGAAGATAATGAGGCAGTTTCAGACGTTTTTGTATATCATCATTTTCTTCATCACTTCCACCAACACAATCACAATGGCGATGTTTATTCTTGTTTATTTGTATTCCCGAGAGATGTGGCGGTTTGTTTCTTTGTTTCGCTGTTTGATATATATTCACATAGCTGTCATCAAAGCGCGGGTCAATGACATTCATGCATGAAAGAATTGTGCATTCGATGTCATATACATCCTGCACTTTGATATTATGCGTAGTTTCATAATCTTTCCCAAGGCATTTTGTAAATACATCATTTATAAAACGCATAAATGCATTTGTAATACGCTTTTTGTAATTAATATATTCTATCGTTTTCGTTTCTGGCCCATTTTCACTCGAAGATGGCGAACTACCACTCGATTTATGTCCGCCAATTTGTTCTTCGCGTATAACAGTTGTATTACTAGTATTTAATCTTACGCCTTTCATTTGTTTTTCAATCACAGCATCACTTAAATAAAACCGGTAATCGTATAAAGATAATGATGGCGAACCAATATGTGCAGATAATTTACCCGAAGTATAATTATCTGGGAATACATTCCATACAACTGGAAGTGCCAATTTTATCATTTCATTTTGATTGAACACCCCGAGAAATTTATATATGTTGTTTTCATTCACAAGCTCTTTATATAAGCGACAAAATTCGGATATATGGCGAAGAATTGGTTCAGTATGTAAATCCCGAAAAGATGCTATTATGTTTTTCATTTGTTGAGAGACTTTGTCGCTTGTTTTACTGTTATGTGTATATTCGCGTACCATTGTAATCGTGTTACGATACATTTCGTCTTGAATTAATTTAAAATTGTCTAAAGGCCTTATGTATTTTAATTCTTTTGGAAGTGTTTTTGGTACTTCTTTTATCCATTTTTGGTTTGCCCATAAATAGAAATTATTTTTACGAATAGCTTTATCATTCCTATAATTGGTATTACGTTGTGTAAAACGATGTTTATTTGCTCGATGATGTTGTTTATTACGTGTTTTCATTACACGAATATATACAATTATACTGTTATATATTCGTGAGAATATTCTATTGGATTATACAGGTATTATTTTCACTGTCTGTTTGAGATTACGCTTAGCACTTCAAATGGGGTCGTTTTACTGCTCGGTTATATAGATTGCAATCAGGTTTGAATATCTTGCTCTTGATGAAATATGGCGCGCCTGAATCGCCATGATATCTTCCGGCATTTCCTGCTGCGACGCCATATGCACTCTTGAATGATGCGCCGTTTTTGGTAATTGTATCTAATTTAAGCCGTTCGAGCCGCGTTCCAGCGCTCACTGCACCTTGAACACCATACTTTACATTATTGGGTTTATGAATTACAGTTGTTCGGCATTTGGTACGGTCGGCTTCATTTGGATAAATTCTCTCTGCATTACCGCAATTTGTAGAATAATATACTTGCGATCCGGTCTTCGAATTGCTTGGATTTACTGGTGTTCCATCAGGAAGAATGTACTGGTTCGGTGTTCCCGACATCTTTGAAAATGTTTGTTGTTGTTGGTATGTTCGACATCTGGCTTGAAGGTATGATGACGTATTCGTATGATAAGCACGGCTAACATTTGTATTTCCGCTGCGAATGATGCGCTTTTTTGCGTTGAATGAGAGATTTTTGGTTTCGTAAATACCGGTATTTATTTGATATGACCCAGGTTGGCCGGCAACGCCGATTTGTTTATAACCTGGGTTCTGAATAATCTCACTTGGCAAACACTCGCGAAGAAATGGCCGTTGAATATCCTCGACGATGTAGTTTTGTTTTGATGCAACTCGAGAGTCGCAACCACATGCAGTACCTCTAAAAACGATACCACCAGGACGGTCGATAAACCCGATTGTAGGACGAGACTTATTTGTAGATGATGGCATCAAGCTCTTGCGCCAGTGCTTAATCGGCCGAGGCTTGAAACTTGAACGCTTAATCACATTTTTGGTTTGAGGAAATTCACAACATTTTGTGTCCCTACCATAGTCATTCGACGGATTAGCATCACTTGATGGTCCATTTTCTGCAGGGCGAGTAAAGCCAGGATATACACTTCGTGTCGTAGATTGTTTGGTAGAACGAATTGCAACCTTCATCGTTCTAAAATTAAGTGGCCATGAAACAAAATTCTTGCTCATTTTATGTATTCGTATATATCAAGTAGATAGATTAATTTAGATAATGTTGGAATATATTCAGTTCTATACGAAAAATCTCTCGAACTTCACGATTTTACTTCTCATTGGTGTTGTGATTGCAATATTGGATATTACTCTTCGCAACGTTATCAAAGATGTATATCTAAATGTCCGAGAGAATATGCGATTGCGGCATGGAGGAGGAGGAGATGGTGAAAATAGCGATACTGGAGGAGAACGTGAAGGTATGGAAAATAAAGGAACGAAAGACACGAAAGGAACAGCAACTACTAGTAAAGAAGACGAAGAAAGCTGTCCAAAGGACTGTAGTGCGGTGGAAGCATTACGAACAAAATTAACTGGATTGATTGAAAATGCAGCTAAACTTCAAAAAGACATTAAGGCTAATAATGATATGATTAAGTACCAGCATAAAGTCATTGAAAATATGCAAAAAAGTGTTCAGAAATTGATTGAAAAATCAAAATAAAATAAGAACAAAATGTAAAACATACAATGAGATATAACTCATTTATACATGCAGATGGAGATGATACCGAGTTATTTAGGTCAAACATATCACAGTTTGTAAATGACACTGAAACACATCCTATTTTAAAATATAAGGCATTTATCTTTGCATTTTTATTGATACTAAGTGGAATATTTATTCTGCTATTATTCAATCATGAAAAAATTCTGGGTCATTCGTTTTGGAAGCATTTGTTTATTCCGATTTCAGAATTGAGAGATAAATATCTGACGAATTCACATAATGACGATATATTCGGGTATGATTATAAATATAATGAAACTGATGCCTCTATTTTCCGTGAAGCAATTGAAGGAATGACGACGAAAGATGGAAAGGCAACAACGAAATCCGGCGAATTTGTAAGCGCGGATACAGAAAGCGCCGAAAAAAACAAGAAGACGCCATGTGCAACGGACTGTAGCGAATATGTGAAACTAAGAGGAAAAATCAATGACTTATCAAAATATGTAAATGCAGTGAAGGAGCAAAGTGATGAAATAAAACAAACATCTGAAAAAATACAAGAATTAGGAAAACAAATTGAAGATTTGAATAAATCTCTTTCACCTGGAGGACAAGTAAAAATTACGATGTAATTTACAATCTATAATCTGCATTTTAAATGAGAAAAGGTGTAATAATTTAATCTAATTAGTACATAGTAGTAGTATATTCACGCCTAGAATATAATCAAGCATGTCGTCATTAATGGGTCCGTCCTATGATTACTGGAAAAGTATTAAACAACCCTCGGAAATGGGAATGTCGCCTGGATTTTCTCTTGGAGCACTTGCAACAAATGTGGATGGTCTTCTGTCTTATGTGGAAGTTCTTATTTCGGGAACTGGAAAAGCGAGTGTTACTGGGAAACCTCTTGGTAATAAATTCTTTTTAAAAACAACCGGAAAGTGTAGTGAGACTACTGTTCAAAAATGGAAGAAAGAGCGTGATGAAGATGAAGCATGGGACAAAGCGTATGAAGACGTTGAAAATAAATTAGGCGCTAAAGAAATCAGCGAAGACCATGCAACGAAAGTAAAAAATGCGCTCAATGAGGAAAAAGCCAAGCGTGATGAACAGCGTAAAGGAAATAAGAAATTAGTTGATCGTTGGATTTATGTTAATAATATTCCGGATGGTTCCATTCCATTTATCGCAAGCGGTGCCGACGGACGCACATTTAACGACCTTCGTGGTCTTATTCCTGGTGCATTAGGAAATTTAGGTGCGCTTAATCCGGTCCAATTGTTTAATGGTTTTACTGCAGGTACATATCCAGATTGTGCTAAAATTACATTAGAGACTGTGAATAATGATAATGTAAAGAGTAGTGAAACCCGCCATGTAGCACTAGTCGATATGACACAAATGAACCCGTGTAGCTTTCCTGGGCGCGCTAATCCTGCATCAGGAAAATCATGTAGAAACAAGGAAAATTTTGATGGATTGGCAAATAGCGTGGCACAGAGAAATACAACTGAAGGAGATACCGTCGTAAAAGAAAAAACGACAGATATATATAATCAGCAGTATATACTTGTTTCCGAAAACGGCGAATCAATTGGTATATATGAAATGGGAAGTTTAGCTGGTTCATCTGGAGTTGCATATCAAACATCGCATCGAAGTCCTTTAAGTTATAATATTGACATTACAAAATCGTCACCGATAACAGAATTATCTTATGATAAATTTGAAAGAAAGAGCGGTGCAAAAACATCCGATATTGATGTTACATCTAACAATATAAATGCGAGAGACGTTATCGAAAAACATAATACCGGTGTTTCGGCATTTTATAAAGAACCGATTGATACCGCCGGAACATATACAGAAACAGACAATGACCCTCATTTATCATTTTACGATGAGTTGAAACATCAGCTTTCGTTAATTCTTGAAAGACATAGCAATGGAGAAGATTTATCTGATATTAGTGGTGATACTGTTTCACAATTCTATTATTATGGCATAACAGCTTTAGTGTTGTATCTTTTCTATAGAATGCTTTATAAAAAGAGAAAGTAGATTATTATGACTACAGCTAGTCGCAACGTAGTCATAATGAAATATGAAATAAATGCATCACCTTATATTATTTTTTATGCGAACGCAAGGTTTGATGTCGGTTACGTCGTTTATGGTGGCGATGCGTTTTATGATTTTTATTTGTGGAATGAGGATAACTATTTCGTCCGCCATTAAATGTTGTGTTTGGTAATGATTGCGAAGGCGCTGACATCACTGGGGGTGCAGAAACGGTTGGTGCTTTTTCATTTACAGGTATTTCTTGTACAGGATTTTGTCCGTCACCGCTTGTTTGGGTGAGTGTATCAGTTTGAGCTTCATCGATACCTCCCTCCTCAGTATCTTCTGTTCCAGAACTAGAACCCGAACCTGAATCTTCGCTATCAGAAGACCCAGATATAGAAGCTGCATCATTCATGGATGCTTGTGAAGAATTGGCATCTAATTGATTATTATCTGTAGCCGATGCCAATGTGTCTGACCCGACACTAGGTTGAGAAGAACTTAATGTTTCATCTTGTGTCGCTGGGAGTGTTACACTCTCAACTGGTGCCTTTTCTTTTTCGACAACTGTGTCATTGGGGGGTGATACAGGAACAGCCGGGGATGGAGCTTGAGAAACTTCCTCAACAGCCTCTGTATTTGCTGAACCAGAATCAAGACCTGTTCCGACAAGCGAATAACCGTTATTACTAGCATGTTCTATAAGTGATTTTTTAAGCTGTGTCAAGGAACCTTCTGCTGCAAAAAATGCCGCAACCAATGTGGAAAATTGGCTATTATCTTTATTTTCTTGTTCTACCTTTTGAGTTTCCATCTTGGCCTTTAAATTTGCATGTTCTTGTTTCAGTCTCTCATAATTCTCATGAAGTGTATTCATTTTTGCAGCAATCAATGCAAAATCGTCATCATTATCTTCTTCACTTCCTGTGTCACTTCCGGTGTCACTTTCGTTTTCGCTTCCAGTTTCACTTCCACTACCACTTTCGTTATCGCTATTTACTTTATTTGACGTTTCTTCCGTTTTATTCGAAGAACCAAAACTAAACCCAAAAATACCTTTATCTTCGGACTGTTCTTCGGGCTTTTGTGGTGCGTTTTTATTTACACTAGGTTCTGTGTCTTCTTTTGTATCGGAACCAAAACTGAAAAACCCTTTACTACTCTCCGCTGGAGGCGTTGGTTCAATATTCACTTTAGCCGGCGTCGTTGTCGTCGCCGACTCTTCTTTTTCGGATTCACCTAAACCAAATGTTCTTTTAATGGTATCGCCAGCCTTCTCTATAAAATTTTTATCATCTTCAGGAGGTACAACTGGGGGTGCATTGATTGGAGTGGTAGTCGCATCTTTTGCTTGGTTAGTACTCTGTGGGTTAGTAGTTTGTTGAGCAGTTTTGTCGTCAGTGTTTAAAAAATCTAATATGGCACCTCCTTTTTGAGTGTTTTTGTTTTGTTGTTTCGCATATTGTTGTGTTATGCTAGATATACTAGGCATTCTATATTTATACGCTTCTACTATAGTACTATATAATTTTGTATCATATTAAATTTATGAATTGGGATGATACAAAATAGAAATGATTAAATTATTTAAAACCGTATTCTCTTGTGAAGCTCAAGAGCGACGAGACCACCGGCAACCTGTGCCAGAATGTAAGGAACTGCGTCAGACATCGGAATCTTTCCAGCTGCAGCCATCATAACAGTCACTGCAGAGTTAAAGTGACCACCAGAAATGTGGCCACCAAGCATGATTGCAATGGCCAAAGCGGCACCAATCGCAATTGCGTTGCCAGTTGCGATAATGACATACAGAAAAAACACAGTTCCAAGGAACTCTACCAAATACTTATTCAACATGATTGTGCGTGTTATACAATAATTTAATAAAAAAAGTTTATCCTAAATGAAATGAAATGCCTACTTTTACTAAATCACTAAAAAATACAATAATTTAGGAGTGCGTGACGTATTATTATCTATGTAATACATAATAGAACCGACCCATAAAATTATAAAAAATGTCTCTTATTGAAAAACCTTTTGAAAGTTTAAATCATACGAACTGGTATAACATAGTTAGTAAAAG